TTATGTCGAAGACGATCCCGATGCCCTATTCAAGGTTGCTGTGGTATCGGCCACGACCGCTATTAGCTATGTGAACCGCACCTCTGTTGGCAACAACGCTGTGCTGGTTCAGAACAGCGGCAGCACCACCAACGGCAACTCCAAAGTCGCCGTCAGTTCCACGACTAATACCACCAGCACTTTTCCGGTTCGTATTATCGACGTGGTTCCCGAAACTGCTTACGCTGGATACCCTGGCTCATACACTGAAGTAATTGTGAAGTGGAACGCCGGTATGCACCAGTACGACAACCCGACTGGCGTATAAGGAGTAGATCATGGCAATTTCACGCGCACAGCTACTCAAAGAGCTGCTTCCTGGCTTGAACGCTTTGTTTGGTATGGAGTACAAGACCTACGGCGAAGAGCACAAGGAAATCTTCGAGACTGAAACCTCCGAACGTTCGTTTGAAGAGGAAACCAAACTGTCTGGCTTCTCCGCCGCTCCGGTGAAGAACGAGGGCAGTGCGATTGCCTACGATAACGGCCAGGAGGCATGGACTGCACGCTACAACCACGAAACCATCGCGCTGGGTTTCAGCCTGACGGAAGAGGCCATTGAGGACAACCTCTATGACACTCTGTCGAGCCGTTACACCAAAGCCCTGGCCCGTGCTATGGCGTACACCAAGCAGACCAAAGCGGCTGCTGTTCTGAACAACGGCTTCTCTTCGTCTTACAAAGGCGGCGACGGAGTTGAGCTGTTCTCGACAGCACACCCGCTGGTGTCGGGCGGCGCCAACTCCAACGAACCTTCGACCCCCGCAGATTTGAATGAAACCTCCCTTGAGGCGGCAGTTATTCAGATTGCGGCGTGGACGGATGAGCGTGGGCTGCTGATTGCTGCCAAACCCCGCAAGCTGGTGGTTCCTCCGAACCTTCAGTTCATTGCAACCCGCCTGCTCGAAACTGAGCTGCGTGTTGGAACGGCGGATAACGACATCAACGCCATCAAGAACAACGGGTCGATCCCGGAAGGCTACACCGTCAATCACTTCTTGACGGATACGGACGCCTGGTTCCTGATGACGGATGTGCCCAACGGCCTGAAGCACTTTGTTCGTACCCCGCTGGCAACGTCCATGGACGGTGACTTCGATACGGGCAACGTGCGCTACAAGGCCCGCGAGCGTTATTCGTTCGGATGGTCTGATCCGCTTGGCGCGTTCGGTTCGCCGGGCGCTTGATAGAAAGCAGAAAGGGGGTGTCAAAACCCCCTTTTTGCTCTATCATAAGGTTATCTAGGAAACCTACTTGTACAGACTGGCCTAGCAGACTTTGTAGAGACTGTACAAGGATGTGCTACAACACGAAAGGATTGTCATGGCACAGACCACGTTCCAGGGGCCAGTGCGCTCTCTGGGGGGTATCTTCCAGCAAGGCCCCAACTCTGTAGTGCCGATTACGGCTAGTACCACTCTTAATCCTACCGAACACGGTGGCCGCATTCTGACGGTTGGTGGCACGCTTGCCTCCAATGTCGTTTTGACTCTGCCCACGATTAACACGTCGGATGACCCTTCGTCGTCCGGCCCGGGCGCCGACCCCAACACTGCTAACAATGAGGGCGTGGTGTACACCATTTGGGTGCCCACGACGATTGCTACTAGCAGCCTGAAGATTGGTACTGATGGCACGGACCGTTTCATCGGCACTCTGTTGTCGGTAGACACCGATACCTCTGGCGCGATGGTTGGGTTTACCGCGGGCGCCAGCGACGACTTCATCAACTTGAACGGCGGCACCACTGGTGGCGTGGTTGGAACGTGGGTGCAGATCGTTGCTATCGCCGCGCTGAAGTATGCAGTCACGGGCGTTGTTCTTGGTACGGGTACTGTTGCCACGCCGTTTGCAACCTCCTGATAAAGGGGCGACATCATGGCGATGCAAACTGACGTTAAGGCCAGTGTTGCCTTAACCAGCACAGGCCAGTTCACCGACCAAAACACAAACGCTCTTGGGCGGGCTCGCGTCAAAGCAATCTATATCATTCCGGGCGCATCGGCGGGCAGTGTGACGCTAAAGGATGGCGGATCGGGCGGGGCGACGGTGGTAGTGATTAACACCGTGGCCTCCGCGACACAGCCAACCTACATGCTGTTTCCGGGGCAAGGGTTGCTGTTTGAAACGAATGTCCACGGCACGATTTCAAACGTGGGTTCAGCGGTCGTTTTCTACGGGTGACGCATGCAAAACCAGAAAAGCTACAGCCTGGCAGGGCGCAAATTGTTTGTAGCCTTGCCGGCCTATGACTTCAAAGTTAGCCTCAAGCTAGCGGTATCGTTGGCCAGGCTGGCGCAAATGCTTCCCGGGCACGGGATTGAATTGAGCATAGGAAGCGTCTGTGGCTGCTCTGTAGTGTCGCGCGCGCGAAATCTGTTGGTCAAAGACTTCCTGGAAACGGATTGCACTGACCTGATGTTCATTGACGCAGACATCAACTTTGAACCAGATGATGTATTGCGGCTCATGGCGTGGTCCAGTGATGCGGAGAAGGGAATTGTTGGTGGCGTGCCTCGAACGCGCAAGACCAACAAAGTCTACATTGCGCAGCTGGACCAAGACGAAGAGGGACTCACGATGAACCGCATGGGGCTGGTGCGAGCGAAGCGCATCGCCACGGCTTTTATGATGGTTCGTCGTGACGTCTTTGAGCGTCTGGTCAATGAAAACCCGCAGTGGAACTACTATGACCACAGTAGTGACCGGCACCTGAACGCGGTGTTCGACTTCCAAGTAACAGAAGAAGGCTACATGGGAGAAGACTACCTGTTCTGTGATCGAGCCAGAGCGATTGGCTATGAGATCTGGATTGACCCAACCATCAAACTGGGCCACATGGGCGTACAGGAATACGAAGGCGACTTTGGTGCCGACGTCCTGTATCCCATGGTTGTGCCGATAGCCAAGGCGGCGTAGATGGCCAAGACCCCGGCATGGCAGCGCGCAGAAGGCAAAAGCCCCTCTGGCGGCCTCAACGCCAAGGGTCGCGCAAGCTACAACAAAGCGAACCCCGGGAAGCCGGGACTCAAAGCGCCGCAGCCCGAAGGCGGGGCGAGGAAGAAGTCATTCTGTGCCCGCATGACTGGGATGAAGAACAAGCTCACGTCCAGCAAGACGGCTAACGATCCAGATAGTCGTATCAACAAAGCTCTACGCAAGTGGAAGTGTTGACATGGAAATAATGGTATGGAACGGCGTGCTGTCGTTCTTTTCGGCGCTAGCCCTGTGGATGCTGAAAACAAACTGGGATGAGTTGCAGCGCATACAGATCCTTCTCAATAGAACCCGGGAAGAGATTGCGCGAGACAACATTACCAAAGATGAGATTGACAAGATCTCTCACCATATAGATCAGCGGTTCAACAAGCTGGAACAGAAGATCGATAACCTCATGCAAAGGAATCATCATGCGTAACACCATGAACCCCATGATGCCGCCGAAGATGGTCAAAGACGCCAAGTCGGCATACGAGCAGTCGCGCACGATGTCGTACAAGCAAGGCGGCTCCGCCTCGAAGCGTGCAGATGGTTGCGCAGTTCGCGGCAAGACGCGCGGGAAAATGATGTGAAGAACAAGCTGGGCAACTGGTCTACGGGCGGAAAGTCTGTTGAACAGGGGGGCTATGGAATGCCGGCGAAAACAGCCAAGCAAAAACGGTTCATGGATGCGGCGGCGCACAGCCCGTCGTTTGCCAAGAAGGCAGGGATACCGACCAAGGTAGCCAAAGAGTTCAGTCAATCAAGCAAAGGCATGACTTTTTCAAAAGGTGGCGACATGAAAGAATCCAAGAAAATGATGGGCAAAGAAGTGGTGTTCATGAAGAAAAAGGGCGCTCCCAAGTCCATGATCAAACACGAGATGGCCGAAGCCGGCATGGAAGCGGGTGGCCGCGCCAAGGCCAAGATGATGCCGACGTCCAAGCAGATGGCCAGCATGGGCATGAAGCACGGCGGCCTCGCAGCTGGTCACAAAGCGGCTGATGGCGTTGCCAAGCGCGGCAAAACCAAGGGCATGCAAGTTGCGATGGCCAAGGGTGGCATGGCTAAGCGGTACTGCTAATCATGCGCGCCAGTCGCGGCATGGGGATCATCAGCCCCGGCAAGTTGCCCAAGAAGATGTCCAGGAGAGACAACCCGGACAGCTTTGACATGTACGCTAGCGGCGGCAAGGTAAGCAAAGTTAACGAGGCCGGCAACTACACCAAGCCCGGGATGCGCAAAGCCTTGTTCAACAAGATCAAGGCATCGGCAACTCAGGGTACAGGTGCAGGGCAGTGGTCGGCCCGTAAAGCGCAGCTGCTGGCTAAGCAATACAAGGCTCGGGGCGGGGGATATCGAGATTGAAGGCGCCGCAACAGTCGCTCAAAGACTGGGGTTCGCAAAAGTGGCGCACCAAGTCTGGCAAACGCTCATCGGATACAGGTGAGCGGTATCTGCCATCGGCGGCAATCAAGTCCCTTTCACCGCAGGAATACGCCGCCACGACGCGGGCCAAGAGAGCGGGCAAGGCAGCAGGCAAGCAGTTTGTAGCGCAACCCAAGAAGATAGCCCAGAAAACCGCAAGGTATCGGTGATGCATCTATAACACTGTTATAGATGGCTAACTACTTACGAAGGGAAAAGCGGCGCAAGCTGCCAGGAATACCGCATCATGACCACGACCGGAACGACGACCTTCAATCTGGACTTGGCAAACCTCATGGAGGAGGCGTTCGAGCGCGCGGGCGGGGAAATCCGGTCGGGTTACGACGTTCGGACGGCACGAAGAAGCCTGAACCTTCTGACAATTGAGTGGGCCAATCGGGGCATCAACCTGTGGACGATTGAGCAAGGTCAGATTCCGCTTAACCAGGCGCAGATTGCCTATCCGTATCCGCCCGATACGATTGACCTGCTTGACCATGTAG